CCGTCAGGCCATTGTTTACATCATCGCCCCATGTCCCGGACTCAGTGCCAGTAACCGGCTGGGCAAGCGCCAAGTTGGTTGTGTAGTTAACGGTCATATTTATGCTCCAGTAGTACCGACTTGGATTGTGTCAGTGCTTGTAGTGTCAAATTGAATTGTATCGGTGATGGTGTTTTCTGTATATTCCACCCATTGTTCCGTGGATTGGCTCCAAGACCAATTACCCTCTGGCTTTACGGGCCGCACCACCCATCCCGGCGGGAACCACCAGACAACCTCTTGCCCTTCACCAGCAATAGGAGGATCAGATACCTCAATCCAGCCGTCAGTGCCGTCTGTATCCGTTTTAGGAATAGAACCAAGTTTAGAGTAAAGCATGATTATTGATTTGGGAATGCCGCTGTTGGCGGTGTAAATGTGGATGTATACCTAGCGTAACCTTTTGTGACACGCAAGTCATCAATATAACCAGTCATATAGTTAGTTGGGGTTGGAGTTGCTCCAACCAAAAAAGTAGTATCAGACCAGTTTGTGCTATTTGCAACTGTTGCATCTTGAACGCCATTAAGCCAAATTTTTAATGTCCCAGATGCTCTTGTTACGGCAATGTGATACCAAGTATTTGCGCTTAATGTTGTGGCTCCAATTAAAACTTGAGATGTTGTATATATTTGAACTTTTGCGGTAGACAATCCAAGATTAAATCCAGCCGTACTTGATGACGTTACTCTACTATCTGTCAAAGTTGGAAAGTTTGCTACGCTTGTAAAGTAAGCCCAGCATTCCAATGTAAAGTCTCCAGAACCAAAAGACAAATTTACTGAGGCTGGTTGTTTTAAATAATCACCAGTTCCATCAAACGCCATTGAGCCAGAGCCAAACTTTTTAACACTTGTGCTTACCTGTGCATCTCCAACAGTTTCCAAGTCATTCATCATGGCGTTGTCGTAGATGCCAGCGTTAGTGTAGTTGAGTAATAATGATGTGTTGGTAACAGCGGTAACTGGCGCAGTTGGCACAGTAATTGTTGTTTGAGAAGCATCGTAAGCACCAGTGCCTTGGATAAACCGAACATCTGATAAATATCCAGTTAAATAAGTGCTACCAGAATCTAAACCAAATCTAACAGTAGTTCTAGTTGTTGGTTTTGTAATGCCAGCAGTTGCAGTTACTACCCTTGTTCCATTTACATATAACGATAAAGTTGTGGCGTTTGTTGCTACAACAATGTGATACCACTGATTTAATGCTCGTCCTGTAGTTGGATCTGCTAGAGTTCCAGAAGTACCAGCTACGTTGTAATACATTAAAAACTGTTGCGAAACTAAAGCAATTGTGTATTCAATACCATTTGTAATGCTATAACTAGCAACACCACCATATTTTGTAGCAATAACGCAAGTTGCAGCAGTAGGATATATCCAAGTTTCAAACGATGCAGTTGCACCACCCAAATCCATCACATTACTTGTATCAGTGAAGTTTAAATAATCACTACCATCAAAATACCCTGACCCACCAATAACACTTGTACTGTATGCAGCAAATGGGCTAAATGGGCTAAAGCGTTGGATGGATACAGTTCCATTGCGAGTAATGGTAAAAGCGTTTGTACTGTTGTCAACAAAACGATTTGATTGACAGGATAAAAGTGATGTTCCGCTAATAGCAGTAAGCGGTGTTGTGCTTGGCGTAAAAGCAGTCGTATAAACCGCTGTTCCCTTAACTACACGCAAATTTGAAATATATCCTGCTGTTGAATAACCAGCTAAATTAATGCCACCGATACTAGGTGCAGTTGTTACTGTCCAATTTTTAGAGTCAGTTCCTGTTCCAACAAGAGTTCCATTTGCATAAAGTTTTGTGCTGCTTGCTGAGGTGCTTGTACGAACAATAGCAAGATGATTCCATGAATTTAAAGCTACAGCACCTGCTGATGAATTAAATACTGTACCTACACCATATTCACCAAGACCCAAAGCACCTGTGCTAGTAATATATAAATCAAGCGCCCCTGACGCATTACCAGAGTCAAAAACAGAACCTTGTACGGAAGCATACGCAGTAAGAAAAACCCATGCTTCAATAGTGTAAGCACCTGTGCCAAATGCAAATCCAACATTGCTAGGCAAACTCAAACTTGTTGCAGTAGCACCATCAAAGTAATTACTCCAATTAACACCATACGGCGTAAACGTACCCTGCGTTGTATTGCCGTTGCGGGTGATAGTGAAGTTGTTTGTGCTGCTATCGAGGAACGTATTGTTCTGAGCGCCGTTAGTCCCGTCACCATGCAATAGTAAGGTAACGTACTCAAAAAACGGATCAACAACTCTGCCTACAAAAAGCCCAAAACCTCTGGCTGCTGCTGATCCAATCCGGCTTAACAATGGCATATCAGTCCTTACTTGAATTGGGTTTGCGCTGCAAGCACAGTAAACGTAGCTGATGCGGTCTTAATAATTGTATAGGTGTAAGCGTCAATACCAGAGGCATTTCCAGAGGTATAAGCCGTACCGCCCTGATATTTCGGGGTTACAGAGGTTCCGTCAATCGTCAAGGCATTGTTGTAATACGCCGTTGTACCCTGAGTAACCAAGAACGCAATAGTCAGACTCTGCCCTGTAGTCATTACAGAATTCAACGTAGTAGTGCTATTACCCCTGATATTAAGAGTCCAGTTAGCAGATGCGTTGGTTGTGTAATACAGCACTGCTTGGGTGACTGCATCGTAATTAACAGTGCCTGTAGCTGCTGTGGCAGATGTTGTGGCAAGTTCTTGGATGCTTAACGTAGCACCTGTACTAGTTAGGTTTTCTGGCAAAAAAGATAGATTTCGTGCGAGGCTCATGTTTAGGCTCCAGTAGTACCAACTTGGACAATATCATTATTTTCCCATTGGCAGGTAGTTTCGTTTAACGTCCAGTTGCCAGCGGGTTGGGGTGGAATAAACGCATCACGGGCTACATCGTAGGTGTAGCCAACTCCAGCGTAATTTTTACGGATGCGGGCATTGTAGGAAGTTTGCTTCCAAGTACCGCCTAACAATGATTCGCAAAATGCAGCACCAATGTACTCTTTTTCCGTTCCAAAAGCATCGGAACAGTCTTTGTTGTCCACAACAATAACTTGAGTAACGATCTGATTTCCATCAATCTGTGCAAAATGTGCCATTTCAAACTCCATTTATCGCTGCATCAATTACTTGACGCTCGCCAGTAATTTTTTCAATCTGCTCATCAGTAAATATGGTGTCGATGGAATCCTCAAACGCTTTGATTTTTTCCATTGTGTCCATGAGTTCTTTCCATGTTGGGCATGGGCGAGCGTCTTCCCACCGAGTGATTGACGTATTGCTGATCTCCCACTTAGCGCCGGGGCGTAACAAGTGCATCGCTGTGTCAATGCCGTAGAGTTGGTAGATTTTCATGTTAGTTAAGTTTCAAAATAACAATACCAGAGCCGCCTGTACCACCTGTACCACTTCCAGCAGCACCACCGCCAGCACCGCCGCCTGTATTTGCAGTTCCATTTACTCCTGCGCCTCCATTACCGCCACCGCCTGCGCCTCCTCCACCAGTACCCCCAGAACCAACTGTGCCTCCAATATAAGTTCCTCCACCACCGCCTCCTGCGTAAGTTACAGATGAACCAGAAATAGTTGATGCAGTTCCATTACCGCCATTACCAGCAACTCCAGATGTTCCATTTCCAGAACCACCTCCAGATGTTGCACCGCCACCACCGCCACCACAATTAACAGCAACATATGTTCCACCATTGCCACCAGAATTACCTTGTGATGGTGATGTTGATGGAGTATTTCCAGCGGCTCCAGCAGAATAATTTGTATTTGGTGATTGATAACTAGAACCACCACCTCCAGAACCACCAGAAGCTGCAGCAGCAGTGTTAAATGATGACCCTTTTCCACCAGCTGTTGATGTAATTGTGCTAAATACAGAATTATTACCATTAGTAGCAACTGAACCACCACTACCAACAGTAATAGTGTATGTTGTGCCTGAAGTTACAGAAAATGCGGTTCCAGTTCTAAACCCACCAGCACCACCTCCACCAGCGGCATTTGAACCGCCGCCACCGCCACCAGCAACAACAAGATAATCAACAGAACTAACATTTGCTGGGCATACCCAACTTGCTGTTCCTTTGAAAGTAATAATTGATTGTGCTGGAGCAGAATAAGAAATAATTACAATACCAGAACCGCCAGAACCGCCGTTTACAAAACCAGAAGAGTATCCAGAACCTCCCCCGCCGCCGCCAGTATTGACGGTTGCAGCCGTTGGAACCGCAGAAGTTGATGTTCCATTTGCGCCACCACCAGAACCACCTGTTCCCGCCGAGCCTGAATAAACATTAGTTTGCACACCACCACCGCCACCGCCAGCGTAAGTTACGCTGCTACCAGAAATACTAGACGCTGTACCACTCCCGCCATTTCCTCCTGCAACATTAGGCGCTCCGACTCCAGAAGAGCCAGCATTGGTTGCACCGCCCCCACCACCACCATTGCCCGCATTGGCTCCCGAAACAGAACTGCCCCCATTGTTTCCTTGAGATGGAGATGTGCTTGGTGTATTTCCGTTGCCAACAGCAAACCCTTGAGTACTACCACCACCACAACCACCATCTTGACCGGCTTGATTTGAATCGCTTCCCCCTCCACCACCACCAGTAGATGTAATGGTGCTAAATACTGAGTCTGAACCTTTAGAACCTTTTGAACTTGTTGACGTTGAACCACTACCACCAGCACCAACTGTAATTGTGTAATCCGTTCCGGCAGTTACAGATAAAGAAGTACCAGTTCTAAATCCACCAGCGCCGCCGCCTCCAGCCAATCTTCCACCACCACCGCCACCACCAACTACAAGATAGTCAACAGCAGTTACACCCGTTGGACAAGTCCATACGCTAGTAGCCGTAAATGTTTCAATAATAGTAACATTAGATAAAGGCCATGCAGCAGCTTTTAATGCCTGCATTACTTCATTGGAACGCCAAATACCAATAGCACTACTTGACGTATTAACCGCAGCAGTAGATGAAAGGACTGAACCTTTGTAACGATCAGACATTAGGTTATCGCCTCATACGATGCTGTCAATTCAATCGCAGAGGCCGTTCCAACAGTTACAACAATGGATTGAGCCTCACCCAAATAAAACGCTGTACTTTTGTCCGCAATAACAATTGAAGCATTGATAGGAACTGGCACTTGATAAATCAATCTATAAGCGGTTCCACCGCCGCTTACTGCGCTATTTATTGAAACAGTAACTGTTGCGACTGAGCCTGTCACATTAGACGCAACAATGTTGTCTATCTTGTTGACAGTACCCGATGCAGGCGTAAGCGCAGTCCAAGTCGTTGCAGCAGTAGTAGACGGAATTAAATAAGATGTATTGCCGTAAACTGACGTAACGTTAACTATGTTGGGATTTGCCATTTTTATTCCTTAATAACCAAAAATCATCGCCATTACGATAGATTTTCCTATTGTGACGCTACCAGCAGCGGTGACAGTGACATTGATTGCGTCTACAGTATCACCAACACCAGCAGCAATACCTAACGTAATTGTTGTTCCATCTGTTGCTGTGTAGTCTGTAGTAGACAAGAACACGCCGTTTATATACATCTGCAAGTAACCGGGTGTATAGGCTGCTGAAAACACTGTTTGTCCAGCAGTCGCCGTAAATGATGTTCTTGTGTAAGCACCAGAGTTAAACGCAGCGGCCTCAACAATATCACCTACACCCGCTGCAACCGATAATGTAAATCCTGTTCCGCTTGTTGCTGTGTAATCAGATGTTGCCAACAATACGCCGTTAAGGAAAACCTGCAAAGCATCAACTGTGTAATTTACTGTGAAGGCTGTTTGCCCAGCAGTAGCGGTAAATGTGGTGCGGACATAAGTAGTATTCCCGCTGCTAAAAGCGGCAACTGCTGCTGGGTAAGTACAAAATACGTCTTTGGTTCCGGCGCTAAATGATACTAAAGAGCCGCTATTGGAGGAAGACAATACCGTTGTGCGGGAGAGCGTTGTGCCTGATGCGGTGTAAGTGCCGGTGCCGACTTCCCACTCCGAGCCTGTCTGGCCTGCAATGGTGTAATAGGTAGAGTTGCCATCCCCAATTGCGGAGAATCCTTGGAATCCTGTACTCGCGCCAGCAAGGGTTACCGTCCCTGTACCAGTCGTTGTGGTAGTTTCCTTTACCCTGTCTTTTACTACAAGCGCCATATTTAGTCCTTAAACCGCCGTGTCAATTAGCTGCCAACCCGATGTTTGGTCGTCATCTATAAGCTGCCACCCAGACGATTGTGAATCATCTATATTTTGCCAGTTTGGAGTCTGGCTGTCATCTATTATCAACCAGTTAACCGGGACAACTGAGCCTACCGCCCCCATTGCCTGACAGCCCGTCAGAGCTACCAACCGATCACCAACCGATATATTACCTACTGCCCCGGCGGCTGCAACGCCTGTAATGTTTGCGTTTACAAATCCGGCTACTTGAATTGTCCCAACATTGGCGGTTGCATTAACTCCTGTCAGGGCCGCGCTGCGTGTATAAACAACCGTACCAGCCTGACCTGCTGCGCTGACTCCCGTCAATGCAACTGTAACACCACCGTTTGTAACTGATCCTACCGAGCCGGTCGCCGCATTGCCTGTCAGCGGTATGGTATTTACTGGAGAAACAGTGCCTACGATGCCTGCTGCCGCTACTCCGGTAATTGCAATGCTGCGCTCTGCAACCGAAACCGTTCCTACTGAACCATCGGCCTGTACACCTGTTAACGCATTTGGCGTACTAAATACTACAGTGCCAACATCACCTGCCGCAGATACCCCGGACAGAGCGACTGACGTATTGGGTGTTGCTGTGCCAACCTGTCCCGCCGCTGATACACCTGTCAGGGCTAATTGATTGCTTGGGGTTACTGTCCCAACAGACCCCGAACTATCTACCCCGGTGATTGCCTGAGTAAGCGCGGGTGTAACTGCTCCAACTTGTCCGTCCGCCGATACCCCTGTTAACGCTATCGTTATGCTTGGGGTAGGTGTATCCACCGCTCCCGATGCCTGAACACCTGTAAGCGTTATGCCCGCAGTCGCCTGCCCCGGAAGAGCGGAGAACGGCGCTTCGGAGAAGGCGGTTATGCCGTACAGCATGGCTACACCAGCGGTTTACACCGCTTGGCCCTTATGTTGTAGCCAGACGCAGCAGGGCAGTCGTCGTAGTATTTGACGGCATAGTCAGCGTAAACGTACCGGCAGTTACAGTCTGTGAACCAAAGGTGTGGACGCTAACTGCTTTGTTGGATGCCGAAGAGTTATAAATCAAAACCGTGTCAAAAGCGGTAGACAACGTAACAGTTGTATATACAAGTGACGCCGATGGTGTCCAGTACCCGACGCCCGCCGTTGTGGACGAGTTAGTGGATGATGGCGATGTGCCATTGGTTACTGTAACGCCGCCTGCCGTGTAGTTTGTTCCTGTCACTTCACCAGTTGCCGAATAAGCCGTGGTAGATGCATTGAGCGTTGCCGAAGCCAAATACAAAGCTGCTTTAAATGTATTGCCCGTACTGGTGGTGAAGTTGTGCGTAGCTGTCAGCAGTTCGCCCATGAACGAAGTGCACATTGCTTGAGTGTTTGCCATGATATTTCCTTATGCGAATTGTGCTGCTTCTGCAAACAGCGCGGGGGAGGTTTTTAATCGAACGTGCGCTGAGCGATGAACCAATTCACCATCTAACCAGTACTCTGTCCACGTTGTGTATTCAATGTCATTATCTAAGGAGCCTTCTCGCTTTTCAAGCAAGGAATCGTCCATATCGCCTTTGGTGGTGGTAACGATCAATTTGAACTCCTTATGAGGGCAGTGGTAGAGGTATTACTGGGCATTGTGATTGTAAACGTGGTGGTCGATGTTTTGTCAGAGCCAAAGTCCAATACGGCAATAGACTTGTTGCCTTGGGTCACGTTGTAAATCAGAGCGCACCGCGCCGTCAAAGCAGAAGTCCAAGACACGTTTGCCCAGTTGACGTAGGCGGTGTAGCCGTCCGTATTGATAGCTACCCCAGTCATAATCTTCCCGCCAGCCGTGTAACCGGTAGCTACAACTTCATTGGTGCTGGAGTAGATCGTAGTCGCTGCGTTTAAGTTAGCAGAAGCTGTGTACAAGGCAATATAGATTGTGTCCGTGGACAAATCGTGGACGCCTTGATATAGCTCCTTTTTGAAGCTGGTGGTCTGGGTCTGGACAATAGACATTAACTGACCTCAACCCTAAGCTGGCCGCTGCGATAAGCATCCTGGCGCTCCAGGCCATCGCCCAGGCGTTTAGCAAGCGCAATAGCTTGTGTATATTTTTGGTTGTAAAGAGCCATCATGTCGGCTTCACCTTTCATGTAGGTGTAAGCTTCAACCAAAGATCCATACAACAAAACCGAATCAAAGTTATCGCCTAACCAAGTCTGACCACTGGAAACGGTAGTAATGGACTCGGGGTAATAGTAGTAATGCAGCTCAGCTGAATACGTCGTATCTGGCGTGGGGCCAATGATAAATGTCAACTCATTGCTAATAGTGCTACCCGAAACTGCTGGGCCAAACAATCCGTAGTATTTAGGCGTGCCAGTAGACGTAGGGTTTGGATATGCTTCACGCATGAAGTTCACATCTTTGTTGAGCAAGTATGTGTAACTTCCACCACCATAAGGAAAAATTGCCAATGAATATGGCGCAAGAAAATCGGTAGGGCAAGCCAAGTATTTATTGTTTGCCGTAAGATTTCCCGTCACGTTTTTACGCAACGATGGAAACTGTACCATGTTATAGATGCGCTGCTCTGCCTGTGTAATAAACAGGTTTACATCCACCGTTTGAAAGGTGTTCTCCGTGTAATCGGAAATCGCAACTACAAGTGCAGCGTAGTTCATGCCATCGGGCCTCTCGACATCACGCCTTTAGTGGCTGCACCAGCACCACGCATTTTGATGCCGGTAGTTTTTGCAGGAGCAGCACGCTTATTGCTAAAGCTATTTACACTCATGTTTAAAGTGTCTGGGTTGCTCATGTTTGGGCCTTCACCAGGGTTATCTTTAACCGTGACTGCTTTGCCTGACATAGTGTGGGGCTTGGCATAAGTTGACGCACTGCCAACTTCTTTGCCCATCATTTTTTTGCTAAACGTAGCCATATTAACCTCGCGAAGATTTACGTTGGTTCATAACCTTAGCCATGCCGCGCCCAAGGGTGCGCATTTGCATATTAGTTTTGCCGCCTTTAGCCAACTTTAAAGCCGTTCCTTTGCCGCCTTTATGCTCTTGAGCATCGTGCTGCTTAAACGCTTTTTTGATCATAGCTTTGTCTTGTGCCAAATCAGATTTTTCCATCATTTACTCCTAAGTAACCGTAACTGTACCAACATTTGTCGTTGCCACCAAGTAATTTGGCGTTAAAGACGCATCAAAACTACTAGCTCCACCCACTGGGGCCCAGCCCCACTGAATATCTCGCGAACCACCCGTAGGATTGCCGCCATTTCCTGTAGCCGTCAACTGAAGCCCATTCAAACCAGCGGCCACATAAGTTGTGTCTGGCCGGGGCTGGTAAACAGCCTGGGGGTCATTCACAGGATACATACCCAACTGTAACTGGGGCTGGTCAGGATCCCAGCACGCTTCACAAACTTTTAGCTGATAGAGTTTAGTCTTGATGACCTCAATCTTCAGCTGCTTTAACTTAAAACGCTGTCCGCACCGGTCACATTCGGCAATTGAATATTTGCCTGATGCATAGGGTGAAGTCATTACATACCACCTCCGCCAATAAACGACTGGCGCGGAACCAGACGCAAAGTGGCTTTCTCATGGTCTTCACCAGCGGCTAACTTATATTGCTCCTCATACACTGCTTTGAGCATATCCAGGCGCCCTTGCAGCTCTGGAACTTTCATGGCAATGTAGTAGGCTAAGCCAGCTGTAACGGCGGGCAAAAACCGGAAATTCATGTCGGCGGTCTCAACGCCAGAGCCGGCATTTTGAATACGGCGCAAACGGTAGTACACAAACTGGTAAGTCTGTGAGCCGTCAGGTGTAGGCCAAACTGTAACAGCGGGCAGCTGCGGCACATAAACAGCAACTCCGGATGTATGAGCTGCTGCTGTTGTATTGTTTTGACCCCTAAACACTCCACCAAGGGTATTCCCTGATATGTAGGTGTAATAGATGTCTTCAGTATCCAAGCGAATAAATCCAGACCCGGCTAACCCAACCACCGTGTTAAGCGTGATCGTGTCGGACGTTGATGTAATTGTGGATGCAAGAGTGGAACTGGTAGGATTAGTTTCCCCTGAAAGCCTTTGTATCCAAACTTGAATAGGACGGCCCTGGGTAAGTTTATTGGGAATAGTCGCATAGGTAGAAACACTAATGCGAGTAATACTAAGATCAGACTGGGTAGAAGCAACATTGGGCTGAGTGCGAATAACGTGATCAAGTAGGTCAATGGTGTCTGTAGGAAGTGCATAGGTGTTCAATCCTTGAGTCAAGGTGATAGTACCTGTCTCAATTGTCCACATATTGAGACCACGATTAGCCCACTCAATTGTCATTAGGTTAAGAGAGCGGCGGGCAGTGCGCAAATCGTAACCCGACCGCATCTCGCGGCCAGCCCTCTCCCACGCCTCTTCAGCGAGTTCCGTAAACTCAAGATTAAAAGACGTAGACCCAGTTGTTGTCATGGCCGATTCCGTTGTTGAAGCATACTAATCAATGCATCTAATGAATTGGAATTTTGCGCATTACTTGGCGATGCTTTTGGAGAGCCTGGTAAACCTCCTGTAAGGCCGCCACCAAGACTTCCTCCAAAGCCTCCTGCACCCAATGAGCCACCAGTTGCTGCGGGGGCTTGTCCAAGACCGCCTAAAAGACTCATTAAATTAGAAGGCGTGCTATATCCTGCGTTATAGCCTTGATCGTAAGCCGGTTGTGGCATTACTGAATATGGCTGTTGAGTTGCAGCAATAGGAACTGGTTCTGGATATTGCGGGGCAAGTGGATAAGGCGCATCCAAATCAGGAGTATTAAAATCACGCAAAGTGAATGCGGACTCAATGGTTGGTGGCGTTGGTAGCGGACGTACATCTGAATCCATAGGCTTACTTGGGCCTGTTTTTGCTCCAAGCACATTCCCAGATTTATCAACCATAGCGCCATCTTTAGCGCGCTGGTAAACGCCTGGCATCCCTGGAATTGGAGTTGCTATCAATACTTTTTTATATCCTTCACCGTTTCCTTGGAAAACGTAATCATATATAGGTTGATTAATGCCATAAGTTGCATCATTTATAGCTTTTTGTTCTGGCGTATAACTATCAATTGGTTCCCCGTTGTAACCTATTTTTGTAATAGTGCCATCTGGATTAACGCGATTTGTATACCCCAAAGGCTCTGGGCGTTGGTCTACTTGAGGGGTTGGGCCATAATCAAAAGGGCCACGATCAAAATCTTCTTTATAGCGATAATCTTGAGGAACTGGAGGAACTGGGCGTGGATCTTCTTTATAGCGCATATCTTGAGGCTGCACTACCTGAGGGGTTGGGCGTGGTTCATTAGTTCCAGTAGGAACACCAGGCTGTCCTACTTGAGGAGTATCCATAGGCGTATATGTTCCATAAGGATCAGGTATTGCATACCCCATGCCACTTGCCATTTGCGGAGGTGGTGGCGTTGTACCTTGAGGCTGGCTTTGTGCTTGAACCATACGCAAAATTTGTTCAATAGCACTTGGATCAATACCTTGATTTTGCGACGCATCTTCCTGCGGATTGTATTGGTCGCTAATATTGCCGCCTTTTGCGTATTTTTTTACAGCATCACGCAAGCTCATAGGCTTTCGCGTCATTGGCGTCATGTTGGGATTAGGGCCGGCAACGGGAGCGTCGCGTTGGGTCAGGCGGTTGTAGATACTCATGATTAATCCTTAAATTTAGATTTTTTACGCTTGCGTTTAACTGTATCAGTGATCAAGTTGACTTCTCCACCGCCAGCGTATTGAGTAAAGTCAGTGTTGTCCCTACGCTTTTTCCTGACGCCTTTGGGCATCTTATCAGGACTAATAGCTCCCATGCCGCGACTTGCAATCATTTTGCAGCTCTCATGTTGTCAACCAGGTTTGGGTACGGACGGCCGGCCGCTTTAGCCGCAGCTTTGGCTTTGGCTTTTTTAGCGGGAGTCAAAGCTTTAGGTTTACCAAGACTTTTTGGCCTTGGCTTGTCCCATACTTGCTTAGCCGCAGCCATGTCACACCATCTTTCCGCGAGTCAAGCCGCGAGTAGCGCAACCATCAGCCTTGCGAACATAACCACCCTTAGCAAATGCTTCAGTAGACTCATCCATCATGGAATCATCCATAGCTTTTGGTTTAGGTTGCTTTTTAGGCTTCTTAACCGGCTCATCCACAGGGGTGTAGTCGGGGTATTTTGGATCTTTAGCCATGACAATTCCTTAGCAGGACATTCCGCCCTTGTTCATCTTAACAATGGTTCCCTTGGTTTTGCCACGGGATGCAATGCCATCAGCACGCTTAGAGGCAGAGCCGCCGCCGGCCATTTTTGTCATGCCGCCTTTTTTCATGCCCATCATTTGCATACGATCCATAGCCATATCCTTTTTGGAGCCTTCTTTCATGCCGCGTTTTTCAACGTCTTTGCCCATTTTTTCAAATTTGCCCATTTTTGTAGCCATATCACCACCTTTAGAGAATTTGCGGCCCTTGTCCGCGTTGGAAAAATCTTTGCCCACGGATTGCGGGACTCCAGCCTTCTTGGCAAACGATGGCGAGTGTGCTATCGCTTCCATGAAATTGTGTTGTTTTTTGCTAACCGATGGCACTGCGTTGCTCCTTCATAAAAGCATCCAGCTTCTCATCCAGGCGGTCAAGCCTGGCTAAAACGCGGTTAATGTCAGCGTGCATATCATTCTTGTTGACAAACTTTTCCGCGTGTTCTTCACGGGTTTTGCTAAGAAGAATGCTAATGCGTTTCACTTCATCGTGAGAAACTTTTACCCACAACAACAAAGCTGCTGATATAAAAGAAAGAATGGCATTCCAAACAGGCAAGTCCATATCAGCACTTCCAAGCTTTTAACGCCAAATTAATTCGGGACTTTGGATCTTTTGCAGTTTTCTCGCTCGTCAACTTCTTTTTGGCTCCAGTCATCCTTGCACAGAAAGAGTCGCGCCGTTTGCCGCCTTCCGGCTGGGGAGGTTTCAAATTCATGCCTTGCGCTTTGGCCGAGGCGCGTCCCTTGGCGTTCAGGCCACCATTGGGGTTCTTGCCTTCTTTGCGAGTCCATGCTGCTGACTTAGCCATAAAACACCGTGATAGAGGCGCTTGCTGGTAACACTACATAGAACCCATTTTGAAACAATACACCTTCACCGGGTATCAATGTCGCAATAACGGCTGTGTTAGTTGTAACGTGTAGAGTTAGCGAATTGTTGCCAGCATTGGTTGTGGCGTTATCATAAAATTGGATTTCCCCGGCAGTTCCACCCGGAGCAACTTGATAACCACGAACTCTGGTACGGCCTGCAAAACCCACACCACTTGCATCCAAATGGACGGCTTTAACGTCTGTTTGCATCATAATCAATCTCCTATGAATCAGGGGCCGAAACCCCCGAGATTAATTAAGCAGACGTTGGGTTAGCCGAACCGTCAGAGTCACGAACGATGTACTCAACAGTAACAGTAATCGTACCAGCAGTAGCGTCAGCAGTAGCTGCGGTAAACGTACCAAAGATAATCGCATCAGTTGTGCCAATGCTGTCATAAACACCTGAAGTAGCCGCTGCAATCGTGGCTGGAGAAGTCTGAACCGCTGAAGTGCCAGTGTTGACCGTAGCCATGTACAAGTTGGCAGTGCCGCTGCTACCGATGGTAACGCCGCAGTTAGACGCGCCAGTCAGGGCAACATTAACTTCTAGGCCAAAGCGAAGAATCTTAGCGCCAGCAGGTAGCACAAACATCTGTTGTGCTGTAGGGCTTGCCAAAATAACAGAAGCAGGGGCCGTATAAGTTTGAGCAACAGTAGTTGCGCCCATATTGCGGATAGTGCCAGCAGTGGTGCCGGTTGTATTTTTAACAGTGCCAAGCAGCCAAGGGCCTAGGTGAGTTGCGAATCCCATGATATGTGTCCTTACATACAAGTAAAGTGCATCAATCTGTATGTCGTCAGCCGGGACTGTTTGATGCACCGGAAACCCCGGATTAGCTGCAATATATCATGGTTTTAGTTGGTTAGCAACAAATAAAAAGGGCTCCCGAAGGAGCCCTAGTGGGAGGATAGTTAACCCTCTCTTACTGATTACGCTCCAGCGGAACCGTACATACCCAGGGGGTCAGACCAGCCGAACGAATAACGTTCGCGGGCCTTGTAACGGACGTTTCCGGTGTCAAAGTCACCGTCCATGCCAGTCGATAGCGGGCTACGCACAAAGTGCTTCATGCCGTTAGGAACGTCGGTGGTCAAATACCAGCCGTTGCTGTCGGTCAAGAAGTGGTTAATTGTGTAACCGCCAGGGATAGAACCATTGTTCTTCAACGCATTGATATCGTTATCAGTGGTGCCGACGCGGAGTTCGGTTTCCAGCAAACGAGTAGCAACGAATTGCAGAGCAGGAGGAACAATCAGCTTCTTGGGCTTAGCGGCAATCAACAGGCCACGCTCATCCGTCCACAGGGAGATCTGAATAACTGCGTTTTCCAACGAAGTCTCATTCAAGTCAGCTGCGGTCGCAGGAATGTTGCTGTTAGTACCACCAGACACCAGGGGGTGAGCGCTGTTGAACAGAGAAACGCCGTCACCGCCGACATAAGCCGAGGAGAAACCGTTATTTAGAACAGCAGCAGCTTTAACCTGCTTGGTGTACGCCATAGCGCGAGCCAGACCTTTGGTATAGCGAGCCGACAAAGAGTCATAGAGGTTGTCCTCAATAGCCTCTTCAGTCAAGCTGAAGCCCAAAGCAATGGTTTCGTGGTTGTAGCGTGCAGTCCATGCCTCTTGAGCATTGTCATAAGCAAGAGCGGAGCCCTCGTTTTTGACAGGTGCAGCAGAGAAGCCAGACAGTTTAGTTTCCTCTTCAAAAGAACGCTCAGAGGTCTCTGTTTCGTAGATCTCGTCGTGTTCTTGATCGTAGGTCTTATATTGCAGACCGAACAAGGCGTTAAGCCCTGGAAGCAACTCTTTAAGTAGTTGTGCGCGTGAAATAGCCATTTTGAGTTACTCCTTAGGCAATGCTGGTGCCAGCGTAATACTGATGCTGACCAAAGTTGATCTTGACCAGAATCTCAGGATACTG